ATTGCCCTGGGCAGGGTATTGCTGGCCGATCACAAGCTTTGGAGTTGGCGCAAGGAAGCGCTGGATCAGGCGAAGCATGAGTATCTGGAAGAAACCAGGAAAATCGCCACCCTCGCGTTATTGGCCCTTTGGGGCAGTGGTCTGCTGTTGATACTTCAGGGGTATCTCCTCGAGGGCACTGCGTACTTGCTCAACCAGAAGCTCTGGGCCAAGGTGGCGGTTGTCGCGCTGCTGACTCTGAACGGCGGTCTGTTGCATCGCGTCGGCTTCCCGTTGTTGCAAAAAGCCCCCTTCGTCTTGTTACCGGGTTCCGACCGCGGTCGCCTTGCACTCTTGGGGGCGTTCTCTATGAGTGGCTGGCTATTCGCCGCTTTCCTGGGGGTGGCTCGAGCCTGGAATCATGTAATGCCCTGCTTGCATGTGATGGGGGTGTTCACAGCATTCGCGTTGCTGGCTTGTGCCGTGGCGCTTGTGGTCGCCAGCACGTCGGGCACGATACGCGGCGAGGAGCCTACGGCTTCATAGTGGGTGTTAGTACAACTCAGCATGGATAGCATGAAATCTCCCTCGGCGCAGGAGCCAGCCAAGGCATTCATGCTTGGAGTTGTGGATTGACTCAGTACTGACACCCAATCGCCACACGCAGACCACTGGGCTGATTGATGGACCTTTCAGCCTACGTCTTGACCCGCGACCCATGGTGGGCACTAGAACAGGCCCCCTAGGTCAGCCGGCTTCCAATTCATGATCACCAATTCTCCACTGACCTCGGCTTTTCCTTGACGCTGGTTGGTATTGCAGTAGCGGATGTCCAGTGTCTCGAAGTGGAAACCCTCAAATACCCGCCGAATGTCGGGGTGATCATTGATACTGACCATGACCTTGCCTTTGCAGCGGCGCATGAAGTCGGCCATCCGCTCGTAGTTCTCGAACGGAAAGTCCACGCCGTAGCCGGCGGTCTGCCAGTAAGGTGGGTCCATGTAGTGGAAGGTATGCGCACGGTCGTAGCGTTCGGCGCACTCGAGCCAGGGCAGGTTTTCGACGTAGGTGCCGGACAGGCGCTGCCAGGCAGCCGAAAGATTTTCCTCGATCCGCAGCAGGTTGATGGCCGGGCCGGTGGTGGCGGTACCGAAGGTTTGCCCGGTGACCTTGCCGGCGAAGGCATGGTGCTGTAGGTAGAAAAAGCGGGCGGCGCGCTGGATGTCGGTCAGGGTTTCGGGGCGGGTCATCTTCTGCCACTCGAACACCTGGCGCGAACTGAGCGCCCATTTGAACTGGCGCACGAACTCTTCAAGGTGGTTTTGCACGACGCGGTACAGCGTCACCAGGTCGCCATTGATGTCGTTGAGGACTTCCACGGGCGCTGCCTGGGGTCGCATGAAATACAGAGCGGCGCCGCCGGCAAAGACTTCGACGTAGCATTCGTGGGGCGGAAAAAGCGGGATGAGGCGGTCGGCCAGGCGGCGTTTGCCGCCCATCCAAGGGATGATAGGAGTAGACATAGAAAGCAAGACCTTTACTGTATATATAAACAGGTGCTAGGCTCGCCGCGCTTTGTGCACGGAGCAAGAGCCTTGGCTGGACTTGCAGGGACCATCTGCAGGGACGGCGACCGGGCTGGATGTTGACGCATCCAGACCGGTCGCTCTTTTTCACTTCAGTGTTGAGACTTCTTTGGCGTAGGCCTGACAGGCTGCCAAGGCGATCAGTCCTTGGTCGCCGGCATTGGTGATGCCGATAATTCGTTGAGCATGCGCTGAGTCAAGTTGGCTTCTTGCGGGGCCATGAACCACGCCGCGGGCGCTGGCGGTGGCTGACAGTCCGTCACCGCCGGCGCGGTCGGAGCCGGCGGCAAGAAGGACTGACAGCCGGACAGTAGCAGTGGCAAGGCCATCAGACAGGCGTTGCTGAGTTTCCTTTGCATCCTTGAGCTCCTTGTAGTGGGTTTCATCGTTGACTTGCAGGCGGCGCTCCAGAGCGCCGCGCTTGGCCTGCTCGATAGCCAGCGCGACCAGGGCATCCTCGGCGCGCTTGCGGGCAGCCTGATCGACCTGGCCGGCCTGCTCGGCCAAGGCCTTGCCATAACGCCAGTCCTGCACCTTCCAGGCGCCGCCAGCGGCTGCGCCGGCGATCGCCAGCAGCACCAGGGCCACCGCCCAAGGGCGCAGCGCCGACGGAATCAGGTCGATCATCTGCATAACACCGCCTTGGCCGTGGCCCACAGCTCGCGGCGCTCGGCCCGGCCATTGCCGCCGCCGTTGATCACGCTGCTGATGCCGTCGAACAACCCGAGGTCGGCCTTTTCGCTCAAGTTCCGATCCCACCAGAACCAGGCCGCCGACAGCGCCGCGTATTCCGCCTGCTCCAGCAGCTCGGGTTGCTCGACCAGGGGCACGCCCAGGGCCTTGCCGCACAGCCGGTAGTTGTCGCGAAAGGTGATGCCGATCAAGCCGCGCGCGCGGTACTTGTAGCCGTCGCCGGACGCTTCAGGCCCGTTACCGTAACGCCCGCCATACACCCGGTTGGCCAGCTTTTCCGGATTGCGCAAATAACCCTGGGCAAACTCAACCTCGGCCGGATCAACGCGGCCGTTATGGTTGAGGTCAAAGCCATACTTGAACAACTGCGCGACCCGCTCGGCGTCCTTGTAGTACAGGCTTTCCGACAGTTTGGTCAGCTGCGCCGACTCGTGGCCGATCTGTGCCAGAAACGCCGCCTGACGCGCCCGGGTGTTGATCTCAAAGCGGGCCATGGCGCGGTTGAGTGCCGGCAGGAACGCGCCGACCACCGGCCGGCAGTTGGGCAGGATGGCCAGCAGGTGTTGTTGGGTAAGCGGGGGGTAAGCCATTGCATAAACTCCAGGCGTAAAAAAACCGCCCGTAGGCGGTCAGATGGATGGGGGATTACAGCGGGGATACGACTTTCAGCGGCTTGCTGGGCTTCTTGCCCTTGGCCTTGGCCTTGCCCTGCTTGCCGCCGTTGCATTCAACGGTGGTCGACCAGCCGGACTGGGTGAATACCTGCTCCAGGGAATCGACCAGGTACTCACCATCGAGCCCGACCTTGAAACCCGAGGCGTTAATCACCCGCTCGGCGAACAGGTCGGTACGCCCGGGCATTTCCAGGCGCACGGCGGCGGTCGAGCGGTTGAACGCGGCCAGGCGCGCCTTGACCGCCTGCTCGGCGGCGGTCTTGTTCGGGTGAATATGCCGATCGGTATGCACCGGTGGCAGGCCGTCCGGCGCATCGGCGTTGCTCAGGCTGACCACCGTCAGTTTGCCGGTGGCCTTGTCCTGGAACTGCGCATTGACCGCCTTGTGGGTCGAGCGATCGCCGAGGCGGAATGAAAAGCGGCTGACGTCGGCCCGGGTGATGGTCACGACACCCAAAGCCTTGCCGCTGGCCGTGACGCCACCTTGACGCGGCATGACCAGCAACTTGCCGTCCGCCACCTTGGCCGTGCAATCGTGCTGCCTGGCCAGCCGGGTGATGAAATTAAAATCCGACTCGCCGAGCTGGTCAGCCCGGGGCACGATCGTGCCCACACTACAGACTGGCTCCCAGCCGTTGCGCCGGGCGACGGTGGCCACGATGGTGGCCAGGCTGACGTTTTCCCAACTGCCGCTGCGCGTGGTCTTGCCACTGCCGCGCATGTCGCTGGCCTTGCCCCGGATCACCAGGGTATCCGGTGGGCCGGACAGCTCGATCTCGTCGACCGTGTAACGCCCCAGGCGTACCAGGCTGGTTTCGGCATAGCCCAAATAGATTTCGATACTGGCCCCGCGCTCGGGCAGCGACACGGCGCCGTCCCGGTCATCAATGCGCAATTCGAATTCGTCCGACTCCATGCCGGGCTTGTCCAGGGTGCGCAGCAACAGCAGGCGGTCGTTGATCAGGCGGGTGATGTCGCTGCCGTTGGCAACGATACGAAACAGGGGGGTCATGGCGACTCCAACAAAAAACCCCGCACTCAGGCGGGGCTCGGGGGAATTTCAACAGGTCGTTACGCGTAACGCTTAGGACCACAACTGAATCACCTGGTCATCGCTGGCCCGGGCCAGCTCGGGCAGCACGATCAGCAGCCCAGCGCGATACGGCTGGACCTCGACCGACAACCCGGGGTTGGCCGCCAGGACCGCCTCGACGCTGCCATCCAGGTGGCCGTAATAGTTGTGACAGAGGGTGAACAACACGTCTCCGTCAGTGGTTCTGCAAGTCCTCGCCATAGCGGACAAACTCCAGGGTAAAGGCTTGTTTGCGCGGGATACCGCCCTGCAACAGGGCGCTTTGTTCTTCCTCGATGCTGGTCAGGCACCAATCGCCCAGGACCAGCCCATAACCGGTGGTCAACCCCAGCGGCAGCAACTGGTTGCCGATGCTGCGCAAGGTGTCCAGCTGCTTGAGCCCGCCCTTGTGCCCGGGAAAGATCGCGCCCTTGAGGGTCATTTTCTCGTCGCCGATACCGACCGCCTGTTGCGCCTGGCGCCGCGTCAGCCGCTCCTGACTGGCCCAGCGGAACGCGCTTTGCCGGCGCAGTTCGTCAAAGGCGGCCGTGTCCAGGTTGAAGTAATACGGCTGCGCGGTGGTCTTGTGCGGCTGGAGAATCAGCAGGTGCGGAAAGGCCTTGATCGCCTCCACCGCCGGCGTTTCGTTGGGGGCAAACACGCTGGTGGGCAGGATGTCGGCCAACGCCGGATTGAGCTTGCCGGCGATCTGGTTGATCGCGCTTTTGGCCCGGGCCGCCTGCGCACCCAGCACGCCTAAGCGCTCATCGATCTGCGACACGGCGCGCGTGGCCTGGTTGTAGACCGCCACCACCTTGCCGACATTGGCCTGGGCGGTGTTGATGCCACGCATCACCCGTTGCAGTTTCTCACCGACGATCGGCCCGACGATCGGCAGGCTTTCCAGCTCCGAAGCGGCGCCAGTGATTTCACCGATCGCACCGTTGACCGGGCCCAGCATGCCGTCCAGGCTGCGCCGCCCCACCTCACCGGCCGACGCCAGATAACCGAGGGTGTTTTGCATCTGCTCCATGTAGGCCATGGCACCTCCTTACCCGACGTGCGGGCTGTCGTACAGTTGGCGAGCATTGGCCCGGCGGGCCGAGTCTTCCAGCTCCCGCGAAAAGTCGCGGAATCGGTCCTGCAACATCGTGTCCAGCTGGCGGGTCAACTCTGCCGGGTCCTTTACGTCGCCCTCGATCGTGATCGGCATATGCGGGGCAAAGGTGATTTTCTGATCGATCGCGGCCGGCTGGATCTCCGGCTTGAGCAACAGCGGCGACGGCGGTAGCGGCGGACCCGCCGGGGCCGTCATCGAGCGCACGACATCCCCCGGCGCCGACTCACTGCCAAACAGCGACTTGGCCAGCGTCGACTTGCCCAGCATCGCCCCCAGCGATTCGCCCCCCATCGCGCCCAGCATGGCGCCGACCATGCCGCCCACCGCCGTGCCGAGGATCGGCACCACCGAACCGATCGCCGCGCCGGCGGCCGCACCGGCCATGGTCCCCGCTAGGCCGCCGGCGGCGGCGCCGTAGCCTTCGCCCTTCTCGTCGTCGGTCTTGGCCGTGGTGTATGTCTCAAAGACCTTGACGCCCGCCTCGATCACCGTTTCACCCGGGAGCGCCTTGCCCAGCTTGCCCAGCTTGCTCACCGTCCCGACCACATCCCGCAAGCCCAACCCGGCGGACGACGACGGCGCCGGTGGTGGTGCCGGTCGCGGTACCGGTGGCGGTGGCACCCCGAGCCGGCGTGACCTACGCGGCGCGCGCCGACTGCCGCCCCCCGCACCCGGCCCGCCGAAGTCCCCGGCGTTGACCACAAAGACCTTTTGAATGGGCGCGGCAGGGACGCCCGGCTTGCCCCCGCCCGGGGCATCGGGCACTGTCCGGCCGGGGTCCACCGGATCACGGCGTCGGCCGGCTGGCGACTCCGGCGCATCGGCGTCCGGGGCCCCGCCGTCACGCGCGCCCAGCCGACCCCGGGCGACATTGAGCACCCCCCGGCCGATCTTGATGGTTTTCAGCACCGTCATGGCCGCCAGCGCACTGGCGCCCAGGCCGGTCAGCCCCATGACCACCATCGGCGATGCATCGCTGATGCTGGTCATGCCCTTGGCCGCCGAGGCCAACCCGCTGGCCAGCGCGTCGGTGGCCGGGCGAATCGCGTCACCCACACTGCGCAACGCCTCGTTACCGGCCTGTAACGCCTCGCTCCACTTCTGTGACGAGGTATCGCGGCGCTCGGCCAGGTTCTTGTCGAGAATCCCCGAGGCGCTGCCGGCTTTCGATTTCAGTTCGTCATACAGCGCCTTGTTTTGCACATAGGCCGCCAGCGCCGACTTGACCTGCATGTCCGCGAAAATGTCGCCGGTGCGCAACATCTGCTCCAGGCTATTGAGCATTTCCTTGGCTTTGGCCGGGTCCGTTTCCTTGTTGATCTTGGCCGTCGCCTCGGCCATGGCCTGGGCCTTTTTCGGGTCCGTGGCTTCGACGTACTGCTTGGCCAGGCCAAAACTTGCCTCCAGCGTCGACATGCCGTTTTGAATGCCGTCGTTGAGCGACTTCTGGTAATCGATCCCCGCGTCTGCATACGACTTGACCACATCCCCGGAACCGATTTTCTCGATCCAGTTTTTCAGGTTGTTGGCCGCCTCGTCGGCGGTGCCGGCGGTCTTCATCTGCACCTGGAGCATTGAGCCCAGTTGCGTCACCGCATCCATGCCAGTGATGCCCTGTTTCTGCATGCCGGCCAGCAATTCCGGGAACCAGCGCGCCATGTCGCTGGCCTCAAAGCTGCCCGCCTGGCCTTGGTAGGCCACCGCCTCCAGCGCCTTCTCCAATTGCTTGGGGTCGGTGATCTTGGCGTTGCTTTGCAGCGCGTAGATCATCTTGGCGGTGTCGACCCCGGTCGAGCCCTGGCCGATCACAAATTTGGCGGCCACCGGGGCGAACTCCAGCGCCTGGCGCAGCTCCATGCCGGCGCCGACCAACTGGTTCACCACATCGGCCACATCGTTGCGACCCATGCCGACGTCTTGCGAGGTCTGAATCACCCGGCGCGACACCTGCGCTTCCTGGTCGGTCCTGGCCACCCCGGCCTTGATCGCAATGTCCCGAATGATCGCCTGATAGTCCGCGCTGACCTTGGTCGGGATCGCCATCAGCCCCATGCCGATCGAGGCTTGCGCGATGCCGTCGCGCAAGCCCTGCTTGCCCTGGTCAATCTGGTGGTGCCCCTTGGCCTGTAGTTCGGCGCTGCGCCCGGCGCGGCCCAGGCGATCGTATTCGCGCGCCAGGCGCCCGACCTCGACGCCCTCCTTGCGCAACACGTTGAGGTTGTTTTCGAGGCGCTTCAACAGCGCCGAGGCGCCTTTCTCGCCCGCGTCATGGGCCTTTTTCCACGCATCCTGCAGGCGCATGGTCTCGCCGAT